CAAATGCTATAGCCATTCTCATACAAAGTGCTAATGGCTCTGTAATTGGTGTTGGAACGATTACAGGCGCAGGCAGTCTTATTTTTTCTGCAAGTGGGTCTATTCTTGGCATTGCAACAGTAGATGTTAATGGCAATGTAGTATTTTCTTCTAGCGCATCTATTAATGGTGTTGGTTCTACATCATCAGATGGAATAAGGGTTGCATTAGGAAATAGCTCTATAAATGGAGCTGGAACAGTTGTATCAGAAGGAATTAGACAGGCATTAGGATCTGCATCTATAAATGGCATAGGATCAGTAAGCGGTCTTGGAAACTATGCCGCTAGTGCTGATAGTTCTATTGTAGGATTAGGAACAATTTTAGTAACTGGCAATGCAGTATTTTCAGCAAATTCTTCTATAAATGGGATTGGTACAATAGTTGTAGTTGGGTATCGAGTTGGTGAGGAATGGAGCAATTCTAGTGTAGGATCTAATACTTGGACTGCTGCATCAGTTACTGGCAATAATTGGACAAACAAAAATGTAGGAAGTAATACTTGGACAGCATCTAGCGTTACAAGTAACAATTGGACTAATAAATCAACAGGAAGTGATACATGGCTACCTCAATAGTAGAATTTGGCGAATGGCTACCAGACCAAGCTGGAATAACTGGCTCTATACAGGATGCCTACAATGTCGTTCCCCAGGCAGTAGGCTATGGCCCATTTCCTGAGTTGGTAGAGTTATCTGGTGCAGCAAGCGAAAACTTAAACAATGTATTTGCCGCTAAATTTGGTGGAACTACTACCCTTTTTGCTGGTGGCTTTACTAAGTTATTTAAATACAATTCAACTACATTAGCATTAGCAGATGTATCTAAAGTTGGCGGGTACTCTGGTACAAATCGTTGGACTTTTGCCCAGTATGGGCCATCTCTTATTGCTGCAAATGGCGTAAATAAACTGCAAGTATGGAATTTAACAAGTTCTACAGCATTTGCTGATTTAGATGCCGCAGCTCCTACTGCTAAGTTTGTAACTACAGTTAGAGATTTTGTAGTGGCTGGTAATGTATCAGGCGCAGAGTCTACTGTTTATTGGTCTGATTTAAACGATGAAACCGATTGGACTGCTAGTGCTACTAGCCAGGCTGATAATCAGGTCATTGCCGATGGTGGCGATATTCGTGGGATTACTGGTGGCGAATATGGATTAGTTTTCCTAGAAAAAGCAATCTCTAGGATGTCTTATATAGGCGCACCTTTATTCTTTCAGTTTGACACTATTGCTAGGAATATTGGGTGCTATGAAGCAAATTCGATAGCCCAGTTTGGTAACTTAGTATTTTTCCTAGCTGACGATGGATTTTATATGTGCGATGGGCAGACAGTAACGCCTATCGGAGCAGAAAAGGTAGATCGCTATTTCTTTACCTATGCAGATCAAGCTCAAATAGACAAGATGAGTGCCAGTATAGATGTTGTCCGTAAATTAATTATTTGGCAATACACAGACATTTTTGCTCAAAAACGATTAATAATTTATAACTTTCAAACTAAAAAATGGTCTGAGGCAACAACTACCTCTACTTATGTAGCAACATTGGCACAGGCTGGAGTAACGCTAGAAGGTTTAGATACCTTTGGTACTATGGATACCATAGATACTTCTTTTGATAGCCGCATCTGGGCTGGTGGTAAGTTTGTATTGGCAGGGGTAAAAGATACCAAAATTGTTACTTTTACTGGGGCTAATAAGTCTGGGTATGTGACTACAGGCGATCTAGGCAATGGAAACCAGTCAATCATTATGTTAGCCAAGCCAAAGGTAGATACTGGCTCTGCAAGCGTTTCTGTAGCCTCTAGAGCCTTGTTAAGCGATGTCCCTAGCTTTGGTACTGCCGTAGCAGCAGACAGCGAGAACAGGGTATCTCTGCGTTCTGGTGGCAAATACCATAGAGTAAGGGTTTCCCCTAGTGGAGCTAACTGGAAAACGGCTGCTGGTGTAGAGATTGATCTAGTGCAACAGGGCGGTAGATAATGTTCCGTAGACTTCCCCCTACTGGTGGCGATCAACGAGCCGTAGCTGAGATCGTAAACGGCATGATGGATGGCAAGACCAACAATACTGGGACTGTTACATTAGCCACAGGAAACGCAACAACTACCACTATTAGTGATCCTAGAATAAGTAGAGATTCTATGATCTTGCTAGTGCCTAAGTCGGCTGCTGCCTTTGCCGATACTGCTCCTTATGGAGCGTTTCAAGACTCTACAGATCAAACAGCAGCAAGCACTACTACTGCTTATCCAATGACATTTAACACTACAGATTTTTCTAATGGTGTCTATTTGTCTAATAGTAGTCGCTTAAATGTAAGAAATGCTGGCATCTACAATCTGCAATTTAGCGTACAGATGGAAAATAAAGATAATGCACAGCATGATCTAGATATTTGGTTTAGAAAAAACGGCACTAATATTACAGCATCAAATAGTAAATTTACTGTTCCAGCACGAAAAAGTGCAAGTGTTTATGGTCATGTTATTGGGGCTATAAATTATTTTGTAGAACTTGCAGCTAATGATTATGTAGAAATTGTATGGAGAGCAGAAAATACAAATCTTTCATTAGAGCAAACTCCAGCAGAATCTAGCCCAACAAGACCAGCAACACCATCAGTTATAGCAACTATGCAATATGTAGCACCTAATTCTTTAGACAATGTATATGTCAGCGCACAGACAAATGGCAGCGCAACACTTACCCATTTTGCCAATTCAACGGCAAGTAAAACTTATGGATATGTAATAGTTGGATAATTACCACTTTTCTACCAATTGTAGGTAAAATTATGGTATGCAAAAAATCTATGTGAAACCAGAGGATTTAAGGCTGTACTGGGATTATGTTAGAAAAGGTTTATTAAAGATTTTAAGTAAGACTCCTGAGGGGTGGATTCCTGAGGATGTATATGTAGAATGTTTCAATAACAAGGCTCTTTTATGGGCTTTCTCGCAGGACAACCGAATAGTAGGATTCTCGGTTCTGCAACCCCAAGGCGATAATCTACATATATGGTGTTCTTATTTTGAGCATAATCTTGATCCATGTTGGCAAGCTCTATTAGAGATTGCCAAGGCTGGTGGAGCAAGTACAGTAACTTTTGACTCTCATCGTAAAGGATGGGATGTGATAGCAAGAAAATATGGGTTTAGGCCTAGAAAATGGATAAAGGATATTTAATATGGGTGGCATAGCAAACGCAGTTGGTGGCATATTTGGCGGTGGTGGTGGCGGTGGACAGCAAGTCCAAGACAGAACTACTACTACTCGCAATGAAATTGATCCAATGCTCAAGCCTTATGTAGAATTTGGTTTAGGTGAGGCAAAACGCTTGTATCAAAATCAAGGCCCATCTTACTTTCCAGGCCAGACCTATGTTAGCCCTACAGGAACTACATTATCAGCACTCCAAGCTGGAGAAAATAGGGCTACTGCTGGTAGCCCATTACTAAGGGCAGCACAAGCTGAAAACTTAGCTAATGTGCAGGGTCAATACCTAGGTGGAAACCCTTTCTTTCAAGGTGCATTTAATCCTGCTGCCAAGGCTGCTCAACAATCCTACTATGATGCTATACAAAATGTAGCATCTAAAGCCTCTAGTGCTGGTCGCTATGGATCTGGTGCTTATGGTCAATTAACAGATCGTGCTGGCGGTACTTTTGCTACTGCGCTTACTGATACTGCTGGAAAACTAGCCTATCAGAATTACTCAGACGAAAGAGCAAGACAGGCTGCTGCTACGGCTGCTGCGCCTAGCATGGCAGAGGCAGACTACGGAGATATTCAGCGTTTACTAGCAATCGGACAGGGCAGAGAAGGTTATGCTCAGACTGCATTGCAAGACCAAATCAATCGTTATAACTACGAGCAAAATCTTCCACAAGCTAAATTGCAATCATTCTTAAGTGGCGTATATGGCGCACCTAGTGGTGGCATTTCTACATCTACTCAGCCTATTTATTCTAATCCAGGGCAACAAGGTCTAGGAAACTTGCTAGGCATTGCTGGTACTGCTGCACAAGTATATGGTGCGTTTAAATAAATAAGGAATTATTATGAGTTTTTGGAACGATCCAGGAGCATCTTTTCAAGGTTTAATGGATGACCCTTGGCATAGCTTAGAGAACTTTGGAACTACTGGATTAGTTCCACTTATTCCTTATGTTGCTGGTGCATATTTAGGCCCTGCTGGTGGTGCTGCTGGACAAGCAGGGGTAGACTATTTTTCTGGTAATTCAGAGGCTAGAACTGGCAAGGGAATATTTGGCAGCTTATTATCTGGAGCAGGGAAAGGTTATGCAGGCCAAAGCGCAGGAAATTTTTATAATGGCGGTGGGTTTGAAGGTTTAGGAGATTTATTTAATATGGGTGGTGAAAATTCTTTTCAACCATTGCCATCAGATGCTTCTATTTCTGAATATACTCCAGAATACCTAAATAAACTTGCTGATTACAATAATGTAGATGCTGGTAATCCTAGTTTCTTAGATAGATTAATGGGAAATACAGAGCAGGGTTTATATGATAAAGAAAATCTTGCTCAAAAAGCATCTGGTCAAACAGTAACAGATTTGTTAAATAAACAAGCTCAACAAAAAGCACTTAGCCAATTAGGACAAAGTGGTTCTAAGATGCAAGAACAAAATAATGCTCAACAAGCAGAGCAAAATAGAATGGCTCAATTACAAGCAATGATGCGTAAAGGCCAAGGAGTAGACACAACTACGGCTCTATTATCTTTATTGCAAGAACAGCAACAATTTAAGCAACCTAGAATATCTTTAATCTGAGGCAAAAATGGCAACAATACCATCGTACTATGAAGGCTTACTATCAGAAGATGATATGTCATCTCTGCGTAACCAAGCACTTGCATCTGGATTATTAAGCGCAGGCGCAGCATTTTCTAGGGCTGGCGCACCATCTCTTATGCCGCAAGGTAGCGGATTTAGCGATGCTTTACAAGGATTTCAAACTGGCTACCAAGGCCAAGTAGATTCTGCGTTACAGAATATGCTTAGAGCTACTCAGGTTCAAGAGTTAGTGCGTAAGCAAAAAGAGGCACAACAGTTAAAACAATTGTATGCAAGCGCAGCAACTCCTAAGTATCAAACAGTACCAGGTATGCAAACTGCAATCCCATCAGAAGTAGGCCCTGCCGTAACAACAGCCCCAGCAACTCAACAGCTAGTAGGATATGACTACGATTTAGCCAAGATTATCCCTCAGTTACAAGCTAGTGGACAGTTTGGTGCTATCAAAGATATTGCAGATAGCATGAAGTCTTTGCGCCAATCTGGTCTTATGGCTGGTGGTGGAATGGCACAAGCTCCTAGCCCATTCGCTGCATATACACAAGCTACTAGCCCACAAGTAAGAACTTTAGCTGCTCAACTGGAGCAAGGATTTAAAACTGGTGTAATTGATGAGGAAACTGCTTATAAGCGTTTAGACTCATTAGCAAGAATGGAAGATTCTTATATTAGCCGTCAAATTGCATCTGGTGAAAGAATGGATGCTAGACAAGCTGCTGCTGCCGAAAGAGAATTAAAGAGAGCAGAAGGTGGTAAGCCTACTGAGGCAGAGCAAAAAGCTGCTGGATTTGCACAGCGTATGGAATTATCAGATCAGTTAGCTAAAGATATAGAAAGTAAAGTAGCTGCACAACAATTAGCAGGAAAAGATGTTGGAACAATGTATCCAACAGCTAGAA